TTGTATAGAATGGAACTTACTTCCGAAAGTATTCCATCAAATAAAGAGTTAACCGAACAACTCCAAGGAGAATATCCTGGTTCTATTGTTCATAACATTTATCCAATCCAAGAAAAAACTGTAAACATTAAAAATACAAAAAGATATCACCCAACAAAATTAGATTGGATCTGACATTATGGCTCAGTGGAATAAGAACACACAGGACTTTCTAAACCAAGAAAGAACTCTTTTTGAGGTTAATGGTGTTGCTACAAGGGACGGAAGAATAGTAGATAACATTAACAGATTTCCTGTTAGTGTAAATCCAGATGCTTTTGGAAGAACAAGAACATCGCAACCTCTTACACTTTTTGATTCATCTCACAGATATAGAGATAATAATCTTTGGGATAGTTTGTTAGTAGGTACAGGTTCTACAGTTGGATTCGTAACCACACAAGGTCTAGTCAACATAGGTATTGGAACAACTGCTGGGTGTTCTGCAATTAGAGAAACTACAAAAGTATTCTCATATCAACCAGGAAAGTCATTACTGGTATTGAATACTTTTGTTCCTGCGACACCAAAAGCAAATCTAAGGCAAAGAATTGGATATTTTGGTGCCGATAATGGAATGTATTTTGAGATTGATGGAACTACTGCATATTTCGTAGAAAGAAGTTTATCAACTGGAACAGAAACAAGAGTAGCACAAACAGATTGGAATATTGATAAGTTAGATGGAACTGGTATTTCTGGAATTACTTTAGATATTACCAAAGCACAAATCCTTTGGATGGATATTGAGTGGTTAGGACTTGGTACGGTTAGAATTGGTTTTGTGATTGATGGCAAGTTTATTCACTGCCATTCATTCCACCACGCAAATATAATTCAATCAACATATATTACAACAGCATCATTGCCTTTGAGATATGAGATTGCAAATACTGGAATTACAACAAGTATAAGCACACTCAAACAAGTTTGTTCTACGGTTATTTCAGAAGGTGGTTATGAACTTCGTGGATTACAGCAAGCAGTTTCAACACCGATTACGGCACCAGTAGATTTACCTTCACCAGCAGGAACTTTTTATCCAGTCATTTCCATTCGTCTCAAATCTTCTCCAGATAGATTAGATGCAATTGTTATTTTGACTGCATTATCAATTATGGGAACGGGAAATGGGCCATTATATAATTGGCAGGTGAGAGCATCCGCAACTACATCAGGTGGAACTTGGGTAAGTGCTGGGGTTGATAGTGCAGTTGAATATAAGATTGATGGTGGAACTGTGAGTGGTGGAAGAATATTAGCATCTGGATTTTTCTCATCAAATAATCAATCACAAGCATCAATAGATATTCTCAAAGAAGCACTCTTTAAGTTCCAGTTAGAACGAAATGGATTAACTGGAACTCCTTATGAATTAACATTAGTAATTGCGTCAGATACTTCAGGTGCTGATGTTTTTGCTGCAATGGACTGGGAAGAGATTAGTAGGTAAGGTTGTAGAGAATCAAGTTAATAAGGCCTTTGAAAAACTACCGATTCCAAAACTAAATACAGAGATAATTAAAACTTAATTAAAATATTAAGAAAACCTTTTATTTAGCATAACTTCATACTTTTTTCAAAACATTGTAACATAAAGTTACACTATTTTTTCTAAATAGCCGTATAATAGTATCAGGTTGATACTCGCTTATGTACGGTGCCTACTTTGTATTCGTATTCTTTCTCATTCTCGTAGCATATGCGGGATATGAAGAAACAATGCGTCTTTTTGCTTATGCCGATTTGCAACTTCGTTATGCCTTCGTTAAGGTTCAGATGCGTTGGATGGGTTGGAAACTCAAGAGGCAACTAATTAAGGATACGACCAACTTTGAAAAGTTCCTCAAGGAGTTTAACGATGAGTGACAGAGAGCTGTCCGACCTAAAAATAGATAGGAAGGAATGCCCTAAGTGCGGTGCAATTTGGATTAATGGTGAGCATTACTGGGCCGGAACTGGCAAGAAAGGAAATGAGTTAGATCTTGCTGGGTTGGTTTGCAATAAACTTGGTGATGAAACCTGCATAAACCCATGCAAAGGCCAAGATGGTGGTGTAACATGGGAGAAACGTTTAACGGAACTGGAAAATGACTACCCCAGTGACTAAGGAAGAAGTTCAGGAGATGATCGATGCAGCAATACGACGACACAACCGTAATGCTAGTATCATTAGTATGTGCGTCGGTTGGGTGGTTCTTGCTTTATTTGCTGAGGGACTTCTAAGACTTATTGGTGTTATTCCCCCTATGTTCCCATGGCTAAACATTACCCTGAATTAATTGGTATTGTTTTACTTCTGGTGTTTGCTGGCACCATGTTCTATCAAGGCACGATGATTTTAAAAGGTCATCGTGGTTATAGACATTGTGATCGTGACAAACAGAAATCAGAAGAAACCAGACGTAGGATCGAAGAACTCTTAAAGGACAAATGAACGAGGAAGATATAATCTTTACAGAGAGAGATGAAGAACTTCTACGCCAAGCCATGAGATTTTTAAAGCATAGAGAACTTTTGGAAGAACCATTCGACGGATACTGGGAGGATGATGATGACATATAGGTTGCTTCTTTGTTTTGCCCCGCTCGGGATTATCTACATAGTAATGAAACTATCGGTATGGTTTTTAGGTATAGAATCTGAGAGATCTTATGTCCGAGCCGAATCCAAAAAACCACATGGACCCTATGTGGCAAATGCATATGCAGATGTTGATGAAGAGGATGAGGAATATGGAGATAGCACAGATTATCAATGATGCTCTTCTCGAATATTATTCAGAAAAAGGATTAGAAGTTCCACAGTGGAAAATGCAAAAAGATCCTCAGTGGTGGATAGACTACCTGAACGAACTGAACTCTGGAGACTAATGGAACAATTACTTGGACGGGCTCTGCTTATCATTGCAGTGCCTTTTGTACTGACAACCCTATACTTCGGATCTCGAAAGGGAGGTTATTATGATAGTGATGACTATAAAGGAAATGGCACAGCACACTAATGGGACACTTCGCATACGCTGTTTTAAATAATCCCTGGTCTCTAGGATTTTTGTGTTATCTTCTTATCGTTGTTCCGATTTTAGGTATATACTATGTCCACAGACATTGAAGTTGTTTGGGGAGTTATTATACTTCTTTGTTGCGGATTAGCGTTTACATTATACTGTGTTGCATATATATTGATTATGGCTCTCAAGGAGATGCAAGAAGATGTCCAAGTCTGCGAACAAAAACAAGAAAGGACAATCGAAGCAGAATCAAGGCAACGCAACTGCGAAGAAAGCTAAGAACGGGGGTAAGAAAAAATAAGTATATGCCACGAGAATGGAATACTTCTTTTAGGGAACCGTGGAACCCTATCATAAAGAAGTGTCTAGATGGTGTAGATCTCCACAATAAATTATACTTTGAAACACAAGATACATTTCACTTAGATCAGGCTGAAGTGCTTCGTTCATATGTGTCTCAGTTAAAAACTTGGATACATAATACAGAACCTGAAGCATTTCATAGAAATAAAGTGAATGGATGATATCTATCTTGGTAATCCTAATTTAAAAAAGGCTCATACAAAAATTGAATTTACACCTGATCAGATTCAGGAATTTATCAAGTGTAAAGACGATCCTGTATATTTTGCTAGAAATTATATTCAGATTGTTTCTCTTGATGAAGGACTTGTTCCTTTTAAAATGTATCCGTTTCAAGAGAATCTAATTCGCAATTTCCACAAGCATAGATTTAATATTTGTAAGATGCCACGTCAGACTGGTAAGTCAACAACGTGTGTGTCTTATTTGTTGCATTATGCAATTTTTAACGATAACGTAAACATTGCGATCCTGGCAAACAAAGCGTCTACTGCTAGAGATCTATTATCAAGATTACAACTTGCTTACGAAAACTTGCCGAAGTGGATGCAGCAAGGTATCATTGTGTGGAACAAGGGCAGTGTAGAACTTGAAAATGGATCGAAAATTCTCGCCGCATCTACGTCTGCATCTGCTGTCCGTGGCGGCTCCTATAATATCATCTTTCTTGATGAGTTCGCCTTCATCCCGAATCATATTGCTGACCAATTCTTTGCCTCTGTTTATCCTACTATTTCTTCTGGCCAAAACACCAAAGTAATTATGGTGTCAACGCCACATGGTATGAATCACTTCTACCGATATTGGCATGATGCAGAAAGAAAAAGAAATGAATATGTTCCAACGGAAGTTCACTGGTCTGAAGTTCCTGGAAGAGATGAAGCCTGGAAAGAACAGACTATCAGAAACACATCAGAGTCACAGTTCCGTGTTGAGTTTGAGTGTGAGTTTCTGGGATCTGTTGATACTTTGATCGCACCTGCTATTTTAAAATCATTAGTATATGAAGACCCAATCAAGAGCAACGCTGGTTTAGATATCTTTGAAAAGGTCAGAGAAGAACACAATTATATGATGACGGTTGACGTTGCTAGAGGAATTGGTAACGACTATTCGGCTTTCTTAGTATTTGATATTACAGAGTTTCCTTATAAGGTAGTAGCAAAATATAGGAACAATGAGATAAAACCAATGCTATTCCCTAGCATTATTCAAGAGGTTGCAATCGAATATAATAACTGTTGGGTGTTATGTGAGGTAAACGATATTGGAGATCAGGTTGCCAATATTTTACACTTTGATCTGGAGTACGATAATATGTTGATGGCTTCTATGAGAGGTCGTGCTGGACAAATTGTTGGACATGGATTCTCTGGGAAAAAGTCTCAGATGGGTGTAAGAATGACTTCTGCTGTTAAGAAGTTAGGTTGCTCTAATCTGAAGACTCTAGTTGAAGATCATAAGATCTTAACGGTAGACTATGATATTATATCAGAATTAACTACATTTGTCCAACGAAAGCAATCATTTGAAGCAGAAGAAGGATGTAATGATGACCTTGCAATGTGCTTAGTAATTTTTGCATGGTTAGTTGCTCAAGATTATTTCAAAGAAATGACGGATCAAGATGTCCGTAAAAAGATCTATGAGGAACAGAAGAATCAAATCGAACAAGACATGGCACCATTTGGATTTGTTGCCGATGGTTTTGACGATGATAGTTTTGTGGATACGGATGGTGATAGGTGGTATACAGATGAATATGGTGACCGTGCTTTTATGTGGGAGTATAAATGAGCCTTGATGAAGAATTTGGATTAGAGCACCTATTATTCAAACAAAGAACTTGTAGATCTTGTGGGGTGAAAAAAAGTCTCATGGATGACTTTTATCTAACCAGAAAAAATCGTGCCACCTTCTCATCAGCTTATTCGTATGAATGTAAAACTTGTACCATAAAAAGAATTACCAATAAACGCCAACAAAGAAAAGAATGCCAACTAGAAATAGAAAATTGGCATTATCCTGACTGGTAAAGTGTTCACGCACTGTTTCCCCACTTGAAGCGATCAAAATTCTAAATACTTACAGACTTATTCTGGACCCACGAAGGAGAAATAAGATGCCTCTGAATTTAGCATCTCCTGGCATTGTTGTAAGAGAAGTAGATCTTACTCTAGGAAGAATCGACCCCACATCCGACAAGACAGGTGCCTTGGTCGGTCCTTTTGCAAGGGGTCCCGTAGAACTTCCCACCTTAGTATCCAACGAAGCAGAACTGCTGGATAACTTTGGACAATCTTACGACCTTGACAAGCAATACGAAACCTGGCTCGTAGGTTCTTCCTATCTTGCTTATGGCGGCGCTCTCAGAGTCGTTAGAGCAGATGACACCGAACTCAAAAACGCATTTTACAGTTCCGTAGGTTGGGGAACTGGACCTAAGATCAAGAGTGAGCAAAACTATAGTGATCTTGGTTATGATGATAACACAATTACAAACTACGATGTTGTAAGCCGTGATCCCGGTTCTTGGGGTAACTCGTTGAGAGTTGCGATGATCGATGGTAAGAGCGATCAAATTATTGCCCTTTCTGGAGTATCGACATCCCTCATCACTGTCGGTATGGGTGTTTCTCAAGCAATTCCTGCAGGAACTGTTGTTCCTGGAATCGGAGGAACTGTTGCTCTTGACGGACATCTCAAGGGTATTGTTACCGAAGTTCGTGAAGGAAATGTTATTGAGGTTAAGGTAACTCAGCACGTTTCGTCTGCTGGAGTTGTAACTAACAAGACCTATACTCCCAATGGAGTATACAGATTCATCGCTGGCGGATCTGGCGTAGAAGGTATTAAGATCATTAAGAGCAATGGTCTTCCCACAGATTTTGTTAATAACGGAACTTCTGCTCTTGCATCTACTGCATCCCCTGGAGCAACTTCCTTCACCTTAACTGGAGATCTTTCTGCAGTTGTTGCTGCTGGATCTTCTGTTTACGTTGGTAGTGCTCTTACAGCAGTTGCTGTTGGATCTGTATCTTACAGCGGTGGTGTTACCTCGTTCACAATCGGTGCTGGTTCCACAACTGCAGTATCGATTGCCTCTGGAACTGCCGTAACATTCTCGGGAAATCTCAGAAACGGAACTCCCTCGGATTGGTTCGATTCACAAGGCATCACCCTTTCTAACGGAAACGTAATTGCTTGGAATCAAATTGCTGAGCGTCCTGGAACTTCTGGATATGGTGGCGTAAGAGCTGCTCTGAACGATGAGGTACACGTTGTTGTCCTCGACGATAAGGGAGGAATTACAGGTAACGTTGGCACAATTCTTGAGAAGCATCTTTCTCTTTCTAAGGCAACCGACGCTGAGTTCTCTGTTGGAGATGCTTCCTACTATAGAAAGTACGTTAAGGCTCAATCCGAATACATCTATCTCGGTGGAGAACCCGCTGGAACTAGAGCAACTGGTTTCACCACCTACACTGGATGGACTGCTGCTACAGATGACGCTTGGGATCAAAATGCTCAAGGAATCATCTTTGCTGGTATCGGCAACACCAATATGCAACTTGCTGGTGGTGTTAACTATGGCGGTAAAACCGCACTTTCAAACACCGCTGCTAACGCTGGTGGTCTTACCGCTTCTGCTGCTAATATCAGAGCTGGATTTGAGTTATTCGCTAACCCCGATAACTACTCTGTAGATTTCGTTCTCATGGGATCTGCAAACTATAACCTTGCTGAAGCCCAGTCCGTTGCTCTTAAGGCAATTGATGTTGCAGAAAGAAGAAAGGATGCTCTGGCATTTATCTCTCCCTACAGAAAAGCGATCATTAGTGATGCGGCTGCTGGAGCGGTAACTGTCAATTCCGATGCAGATATTACGAATAACGTTATTGGATTCTTTGGTCCTCTGACATCTTCTTCGTATGCTGTATTTGATAGCGGTTACAAGTACATGTATGACCGCTTCAATGCTTCCTTCAGATATGTACCCCTTAACGGAGATATTGCTGGTATCTGTGCTAGAAACGATATCAACAACTTCCCCTGGTTCTCTCCCGCTGGAACTCTGAGAGGAGCAATCCTGAATGCTGTTAAGGTTCCTTATAACCCCAACCAGCAACAGAGAGACGTTCTCTATAGCAACAGAATCAACCCCGTAATCTTCCAGTCTGGTTCTGGCATTGTTCTCTTCGGAGATAAAACTGCTCTTGCTAAATCTTCTGCCTTTGACAGAATTAACGTTCGTCGTCTGTTCCTGTTCCTTGAGAAGGCAATCTCTGCCGCTGCCAAGGATCAACTGTTTGAGTTCAATGACGAGATTACAAGAAGCAATTTCGTCAACACGGTTGAACCTTTCCTCAGAGATGTTCAATCTAAGCGTGGTATCACAGATTTCGTCGTTATCTGCGACGAGACAAACAACACCGCTGCTGTAATTGACAGTAACGAGTTCGTGGCTGATATTTACATCAAACCCGCTCGCTCGATCAACTTCATCGGTC